CAGTCGGAATTGACCGACGGGGAAGCGACCCGCTGATAGTAAAGCGTACCTGCAACATTGCGCAGCCGGCAGACCGAGCCGTCACCCGGCACGGCAAGGCCGTGGAAAATTGAGGCGGTGGCATCCGATATCGAGGTCAACCTTTCCCAGACGAAGTCCTGCCACTGCAGCTCGGTGGCTGCCACGGCGGCCGGATGGCCGTAGGTGGCAACCTCCAGCTTGACCAGGGGGCGGTGGCTGGCCTTGATCTGCTCGGCTAGAAGAGCGGGAGAAAGTGCTCTCATATTTTTCCTTTTCAGATGTCATTGCGAGCGAAGCGAAGCAATCCTTTGATCGAAGACACCTGGCCTGACCCAATGCCAAGGGATTGCCACGTCGCCCTGCGGGCTCCTCGCAATGACATGGTTAAATCGGCTCCTGACAATGACATTTTTGGATTCATGGAGTTATAAAGGGAGCCGCCAGGACCCTGGCGGCTCCACGATCAAAACTCAAAGGAGTTTGGCGAAGTCCCAACCGACCTGAGTCGGGCCAACAAAACCGGTGCCGTAGATGCTCCAGTCGATGGGCTTACCCATCAGCTTGCCGAGGCCATCGGAAGCCGAATACAGGTCATTGAAGTACGTCACCATGCTGCGCAGGTTTTCGAAGGTCGAATCGGTGCAGGTCAAGTTATTGGCCTTCTCATAGGCCTTGCGCAGGTCCAGCATATAGCTGTTAAGGTTGGCCGACTGCGCCGGCGTGGGGGGATTATCGAGCTTGGAATAAAACTTGAAAGCATCGACGAAGAGGGCTATGCCCTTGTCGACGATGCGCTTACCTTCGCTTATGCGGTATTGCCGGGGGATAGGACGCAGGTCAAAGTGGGCAATGGCGGGCCAGAAGTAATACGCCTTGGTCAACGGTGTCACCGTCTGGCCGTCCTTGCGTATGCCTTCCTCGGCGGCCGCCTCGTATTTGTCGAGGTCAACCGGCGTGTAAATCTCAACATCGGCAGCCTGGGCAATTTGTGCTACGGCAGGCTGCACAACCGAAGCACTCTCAGCTTTTGGGGATGCGTCCGAAGCGGGAGCCGGGGCCGGGGGAGCTGCAGCCGCTGTGACACCTGCCGATATGGCTTTCTCCTTATCGACGCCGCCCTGCACCACGGTATAGACCATGCCGACTATGACCGGCACCATGGGAATGATTACGCTGCTCCAGAACTGCGCCAGTGTGTCGGCATGCGCCGGATCCTTGACGAAAAACAGGATAACCGTCAAGAGGGTGGTAAAGATGGTGACCGAGATTTTCTTGTAACCGTCCAATGGGGTGGAAGTATCCATTTGTTTTTTCTCTCCTTTCATTTATTTATTTTTTCCGCATGTCATTGCGAGCGATAGCTTTATTAGGTCATTGCAAGCGCAGCGAAGCAATCCTTTGATTCGAAGGTATGGGGCTGAATGACAAAAGATTGCCACGTCGCCCTGCGGGCTCCTCGCAATGACGTGAATAAATCGGCCCTCGCAATGACATGTTTAAATCGTTCCTCGCAATGACGTGGATAAACGATCATATCAGGACACAAAGGGCGTCAGGGACACAGCGGCCGGCTTTCTTATAATGCCCGGCCAGATGCCTGGCGCCCTGGATGATGAGCTCGGGGTCAGCGGTTACCCGCTTGCCCTCATCGCCGAAGCGAGACAAAAGCAAGACAGCCTTTTCCAGCAGCAGCCAGTCGACCGTATGCTCATAGCCGACCTTGCCGATGGCCGCCCGCTTCACTTCCCTGGTATGGTGGGGGAGTTGCCAACCGGCCGGGTCCTGCTTATCCGGGACGATGGCGAAGCCCTGCCAGGGCAAGCCATCCTTTAAAGGCGTTTCTGCTTTGACGGAATCGTTTAACTTTTTCTTCAATCGAATCTCCTTATCGATAAACCCTAAACTCCAAAATCTAAGTTCTAAACAAGTTCAAAACACAAAATACAAATTATTTGAGATTTGAGCTTGGTATTTGTTTAGTATTTAGAATTTAGGATTTTCATTTTTATTCCTCGGGCACTAAGCCGCCCGTTTTCAATTTCTTGGGGTTGTAACCTTTGATGCGATCCAGCGTCGCATAGAACTGCGCAAAAGTAGTTTTGGCCCAGACGATATAATCCTGGCTGACCTTCTGGCCTCCGAAAGTCTGGGTGACCGAATACTGAGCCTGCGAGCTGATGGCGAAAGCCGCCGCTCCCAGCGCAATGATATGCTCATGCGCCGTGGGGACGGTGGAGCTGGATGCGCCGATGCTATGCTTCTTCAGCCAATAGACATTGCAATCGGTTCCATCTCCGAAATAGCCGTCCAGGAAGGTGAGCAAATCAAGCCACACAGAAAACCGGTGCGACTGGTAAGGCTGGTCGATTACCGGATGCTCCACACGCAAAACGTCAATGCGATCCGTCAAGGTGGAGATATCCACGGTATTGTCGTCGTCGACAGTGCCCAGGACGTTCATAACCTGCAGGGGGCAATACTCGGAATATTCGAGCACGGCCTTATCGATGGCACGGTCGATCTCGGCGTCAACCCAGCGATAGTTAGCGTTGTCCTCATCTTTCAAGTCCCTGCGGACTAAAGCCCTGATTGTGGTTATTGTTGTCATTGATTTATCACCCATCCCCTGGCCCCTTCCCTTAAGGGAAGGGGAGACCATTTTTTTCTAAGAGGGAACAGGTTCCCTCTTCAACACCTTTTTCCTTGTTGCACATAGGGGGTGACCATTTTTTTCTAAGAGGGACCAGGTTCCCTCTTCAACGCCTTTTTCCTTGTTGCACGCAGGGGGTGATTATTTTTTACTAAGAGGGGCTGACGCCCCTCTTCAACGCCTTGCATTTTCATCTCTTTTAAGCGGTGGCGGCGGTGTCGGGCCGCCGCCACCTTATAGCATGGAGGTGTCCCTTAAAGGCGCACTACTCCTTTAAAGGCTTAGGCTGACAGGGCATCGACACGGCTATCAAGGAAAAACTGGATTGCCGTTGCCGATAGGGCTATGCCGATCACGGTAGTGGCATCATTGGTGGTGGATGGGATTGTCTGCGTCACACCGCCATTATTGGTGCCTTCATCGACATAAACGGGATTGCCCACGGTGGCCCCGGAATAACCGTCTACCACGCAATGGGTAGCGACCGGGCACAAGCCGCCGCTGGGGGCATCTTTCAAGGCTACAAGCCTGCCCTGGATAACGCCGCTGACGGTAGCCAGCGCCCGTTTCCAACCGGAGCTATAACCCAGAATATCGCCCTCTTTGACGGCCTCGGCCACGGTGACCATAGCGGCCTCGGGACCTGGCCCGACGATAACGTGTCTTCCTTTCAATGGATCTGCAAATGCCATAACAAAACTCCTTCGGAGTTTTAAATTCTAAACTCTAATTTCTAAGCTCCAAACAAATACAAAGTTCAAAATCCAAAACATTTGAGCTTCGGGTTTTGAGTTTATTTAGGATTTAGTGTTTAGGATTTAGAATTTCTCCTTTTTATTTAGTCCTGCACGCCGATGAGAGCTGCGGCCTTAACATTGCTGAAAAGGGCCAGCGAGCAGTACATCTTGATGCGGGTGCGCTTGGCGTCCTTGGTTTCCATATCGCCGATAGGGACGATCTGCAGCCCGCCTGGGCCGGTAAGACCGCACACGCCATCTTCACCGAAAGACACGCCGTAGATGGTGCTGTTGGTGGAGCCGGTGAAAACACCGGTTTCGACCGAGCCGCTGACGACGTGGGTATCCTTGATGAGATCCGATATCGATATCGGGATGCCGTTATAGAACTGCACGAACTCTCCCAGCAGTCCTTTGCCGACTTCGAGGTTATTGCCGGCAGCCCTGGCCAGGGCGGCGATCTTCCTGCGGGACCTGCGGCTCATCAGCAGCAAATCGGGCTTGCCGCCCTTGACCGCATCGATGAGCGAGTCCAGCATGGCAAGAGTCAATGTGGCGCCGGTTGCGCCTGCGGCGACGAGCTGGTCGCTGGCGGTTCCGGTAGCGATGAGCTTGATCAGCCCGTCAAACTGGTTGGGGGTGCCGGAATTATCGCCGTAGACAAGCTTGTCCTCCAGCTCATACCTGATGGCCTTGGCGGTTAGCTCGATGATGGCGCTTTCCACGTCCATGATGTTTGACCTGGTCTGCCTGATGTAGTTATCTACATCGGCATTCTGGCCCAGGATAGCCAGGGTGGCCGTCTTCTGCGTGAAGGTTACGGCCGGGCTGGTCGTCCAATCATCATTGACGGCATGCCACTCGGCGGACGGAAGCGCCAGCTCACGGTTGTACGTGAGTGCATTGCCCACGATCTCAACCCACGGCATGAGCTGGAGCAGGGGGCAATCCTTGATAATGGTTTCGATGACACCCTGGTACATGGTGTCATTTGAAAGCTTCGCTGCTTCGGTTAAAGTTGTTCCCAAATCATTCTCCTTCGGAGAAACTCTAAACCCCAAAATCTAAGCTCTAAATAAGTTCAAAACACAAAATCCAAACCATTTGAGCTTTGAGCTTAGTATTTGTTTAGTGTTTAGTGTTTAGTGTTTCCCTATTTATTCTGTTTTTTGATGCCTGCGGCTATCTTCTCCCTGGGGGAATATCCGGACGTATCCGGGCCTGACCTTTCGGGAGCGCCGGCGGGGATGGTTAAGTTCTTAAGGTCTTCCTCGATCTTTGACCGGACCTTACCGACCAGAGCGGCTGCCCTGGTAACGGAAGATTCGATCTCGGCGATGGTTGCGCCGCTGATCAGCTCCTCGGTGAAAAGGGGATTGGAGCCGACTGCCAGCTTGCGATAGGACTTGACCGCCTCGTCAAAGCTGGTTTTCAGCGTTGAGTAATCGGCTGCCTGTGCGTCCAGCGTTTTCTTCGCTTCGACTATGACTGCCTCTTTCTCTGCGACCGTAGCTTCAAGAGTGGTTACCCTGGCTGTAAGTTCCTTCTTTTCATCCTGTGTCGGTTCGATGATGGTTTCTTCGGACACGATTTACTCCTTTGAGAAACCCAAAACCCTTTCAGGGAAACTCTAAACCCCAAAATCTAAGCTCTAAATAAGTTCAAAACACAAAATCCAAACCATTTGAGCTTTGAGCTTAGTATTTGTTTAGTGTTTAGTGTTTAGTGTTTAGTGTTTAGTATTTAGAATTTAGGGTTTTCTCCTCTTTTATTGTTAAACCACAGTCTGCATATCAGCGGCGGTATTTCTCACTCTCGAACCGCCCTGTGTAGACTGTGCTTTAAAATCATTGTTCTGCTGAAGTATCTGCATGCGCTCGTCCATCCATTTCCCAAATTCGAGCTCGGGGTCACGCACTCCCAGATTATCCATAGCGGTACGGCGGGAATGGACGCCCGACTGGACAAGGAGCTGCTCATTCTGGGCTTCTTTGGCTCTATCCTGCGGCAGCACCGGCCCCCAGATAACCTTCTGGGACACGGCCGTTAAGTCCTGCCGCATGAACTTGGCCCAGAGCTGCAATATCATTTCGTTGCGCCGCTTATAGACATTGTTGCGGACCAGGCGCTTGCGGTTGACCTTTTGCAAAAGCGATTGAAGCTCGACCTCGAGGGCTACGCCTGAAAGCTCATGCTGCATGCCGCCGAAGGCCGCCCTGGGGGCTTCCGACAGATCATGCATCGTTTGATATACCAGATTGATATAGTCGATGTGGAGGCGAATGCCGCCGCCCTGCAGCAGGTCCAGCAAATAAGCCTTTGTATCGGGTGGAATATTCCAGACTGCGCCGGGCCTGACCTGGATATCCTCCGAACTTTCCACGCCCTCGAGGACGGCAATCGGGTTGCCGGAAACCTCGAGGATGCGGGAGAGTTGGGAGAGTGCACGGTTAAGCTCTTTCTGCGGCTCCTGCAGCGGGGGGATATCGGAGATCCCCCAGAATTCCTTCGGCTGCCGCAGGTTGGGGAAGATGATAAACGGTATAAAGCCGTAGGGGTTCGGCTTGCGGTCGATCACATCATTGTCCAGGAAGAGCACGAAATCCTTTATGGTCCATAGCTCCGTCAGATAGGCCGTCTTCTTCGATATGGTCTTTTTGTAGAGCATTAAGACTTCGCCCTGGGAGAGCTGATAACGGCAGGCGACCTGGTAGACCCGGGTGAGGTCGTCACCGGTCCACCAGGCATAGAGGCCGTT